AACCTTGAGTTCCTTGTAAACCATCGGTTCCTTGTAAACCTTGTAAACCTTGAGTTCCTTGTAAACCATCGGTTCCTTGTAAACCTTGTAAACCTTGAGTTCCTTGTAAACCATCGGTTCCTTGTAATCCTTGAGTTCCTTGTGAACCGTCTAATCCTTGTAATCCTTGAGTTCCTTGTGAACCGTCTAATCCTTGAGTACCCTGAGATCCTGAACCTTGTAAACCTTGAGTTCCTTGTAAACCTTGTATACCTTGAGTACCTAAAGTTCCTTGTGAACCATCAGTTCCTTGTATACCTATAGTTCCTTGAGATCCTTGTGCGCCTGAACCTTGAGTTCCTTGTATACCTATAGTTCCTTGAGATCCTGATCCAGCTGTACCCTGTGTACCTTGAGTACCAGATCCACCTATACCCATAGCTCCAATATATCGCCAACCTCTTATATAGAATTCTGTACCTGCAGGGTAAGATGCATTACCGTTAGTACCTCCTACTGTGGTAATTAGATCATCGGAAACCATAAGTAAGCCTTGGTCATAATTAAATACCCAACCTGATACTCCAGGTATTGCATCTTTAGCTACCGTCTGATCAATATATACAGCATTACTCTGAGTAGGATTACCTGACCATAATTCTATCTTATATAAATCATTCTTAAAACCAGCTGCAGTAGTTACACTGGCTGGCCCTATCCAATTCCATTTCCTTCCAGAACCAGGATCTCCAAATGTATTATATGCTACTAATGTATTAGGGTTTGAAGGTACAACCAAATCCATTCTAGTTGCAAATCTATTTGCAATAGGTGTATCGTTTGGAGCAAACCCTGTACTGGTACCCCATTGGTTTTCAACATAACCATCAAGAACTTGGCCAGGATTAGTCATTTGACTTAATGAATTAGCAGAACCCATCACAGGTGAGAGTGGTTGATTAGCAAGTATCACATCCCAATCTGTCTGGTCAATAATTCGTCCACTCTTAACAGTATTTGAATTCTCTAAATTAGATTGATACCAATAAAAATTAGTATCTGCATCAATAACATTACCTGCCTGTACCTTAAATACTAATTTTCTTACGTCCGTTGCTGTAAAGCCCATTTAAGTTATCTTATTTTCTATATTGATAAAACCTTCTATTACTTTCATATTAAATGATTACCTATATTATTTATATTTATTCTTTAGTTGATATGAGTATATTGGATTTGATCCAATCTAATCGTCCTATCTATAATTTGTATTTCAGCATATACACCACCACCTGCAACATTAGATGAAGATCCAAATGAAAATTCACCAAGATTACCACCAGATGATGCTTGCATTAAATATGTACCTGGGTCATCTAATCCAGTATAAGCATTAGGTAAAGTTCCACCAAATGGAATCCAACCACCTGCACTCCAGGCACCACTTTGATTACCTCCATGACATGCTAACGCATATGAATCTTGTATATTAGGATATGCATTACCTGGTTGAGAATCTAAATAAGTTGGTAAATATGTATAATTTGTACCTGTATTTGGATCTACTTGTAATGCTGCATTTGGAGTTGAACTTACTGGCCAAATATAAATTTTTAATTGACTGTTTCTTAATGCATCGGTAAAGTTAGCGCTAACACCTGGATCACCAGTAAAGGTTAGGTTAAAGCTTACCACATTTGGATTTGAAGGATCATTAAATAATCTATGGAATATTGGTGTATCTGCCATAGTATTATAATTAGGATTACCTGCTGGTATATAATTACTTAAGTCTCCAGAAATAATTGTACCAGTTACAGGAGTATTACCTGTTCCATCATTATCAGCATAAAAATCTGATGCAGCGATACCTTCGCCACCAACAAGACATAAATTCTCAGCAACTATTGAAGTTCTACTATTTGGTAGTTGAGAAACATCCACTAATGAAAGTTGGCTATTCCATGCTGAATATGTATTTCCTATAATATCCCTAAATAACCTTTTATTTTCTATATTAAAATATTCAATTAAATCAGTTGAGGTACTTTGAGCTACATCTACTAATATTTTTTGTCCACCTGAATCGGCGCCCCAGCCAGTATCTGACCACGGATCCAAAAGTCTAAATTGAGAATTACCTCCTTGTGATCTATATCTGTGATTAGAATTAGCAATCGTAAAGGTTGAAGCATTATTATCATAATCTATTAAAGTTTGATCCCAATCATTAACAACGCCAGGTTGTGTTAAAGTAATTGTCCCATTAGATAATTGATATGAAGTGTCATTAACTGATAATGTATTAGAAGACCAATTAAATATTCTGGTTCTTATATTATTAACAATAATAGAATTTCCATTTAATGTAAGTAAATCATCAACAGAAGAAGATAGTGTAGTACCATTAGTATAATATTTTATACCACTAATATATCTAAAACTACCGGAATCAACATTAGGGAATGTAGAAACAGCACTTGCTAAACTTGGTGTGTTTGGGTTACCATCAGCAAAAACAGTATATGAATAATTTAATGGAAGATCTGGTGATGGTGGATCTACTAATAAACCTGATGAATCAGGTGTCATAGATATCTTAAGTGTAAATTTTCCACCATCTCTCGCATTAGTAGCATTTGGAAAAACGCCAGTACCTACTCCGGCTATAGCACCAGGTACACCCATAATAACATCTATCTTAACAGATGCTTCATAAACATCTTGTGGGTTATATGGATTGACTAAAGTATTATAATCGGCTATAGTTAATATTATATTTTCACTGGTAGATTTATATTCTCCATTGGCAGTAATATCATTTACAGTATGTGATTCTAATATTGTTACACCATCTCCATCCAAAACATCAATTGTAATAGAACCATCTCCAGTTCCAGCAACTCCACCGAATCCTCTTACCTTTACAGGTGATGCGGTATTTCCGGAACCAAGTGAAATTGTTCCTTGTGTATCTTGTTTATAAACAGCTCTAAGAGTATTACTTGCTGACCAGCCACCATCTTCATAGTTACCTCCAACTGCACCTGTTAATGTAGCATTAGGTATTGCTATTCTTCTGTTTACTGGATTATTGTTTTCTGCTATAGTTGCATTAGGTGGAGTTGGTGAACCTGTAGCAACATTCCTATTTAAATAATTAGGATATATTGGAGCATCAGGTGCTGGAAAGAATACATTGACTTGTGAAGAGTCTCCTGGGTCTTCTTGTGCATATACTCTATTATCATCTAAGCGATCCACAAAATTAAATTTAGTATAAGTTCCACCTAAAAATGTTGGAGATGAACCGTCAGTAGTATCAGAATTTGCAACTGTTATATTTCCACCGGCTCCACTGATTCCTTGAGTACCTTGAGTACCTGTGCCAAGTATACCTTGAACACCTTGTAAACCTTGAACACCTTGTAAACCTTGAACACCCTGTAAACCATCGGTTCCTTGTAAACCTTGAACACCCTGTAAACCATCGGTTCCTTGTAAACCTTGGGTTCCTTGTAAACCATCGGTTCCTTGTAAACCTTGAACACCCTGTAAACCATCGGTTCCTTGTAAACCTTGGGTTCCTTGTAAACCATCGGTTCCTTGTAAACCTTGAACACCCTGTAAACCATCAGTTCCTTGTAAACCTTGAGTACCTTGAGATCCTGAACCTTGTAAACCTTGAACTCCCTGTAAACCATCAGTTCCTTGTAAACCTTGAGTACCTTGAGATCCTGAACCTTGTAAACCTTGAACTCCTTGAGTTCCTAATGCACCTTGAATACCTTGAGTTCCTAATGTACCTTGAGTTCCTAATAAACCTTGTGTACCTTGAGTTCCTATTGTACCCTGAGTTCCTATTGTACCTTGAGATCCTGTTGTCCCTTGTGGACCACTGCCTGCAGTAATTGAGACGGTAATATTTTCACTTCCTGTACCTGCACCAGTAACAGTTACACCAGTTCCAACAAAATCAATATCTTTAACGGCTGTGGTTATAGAGGTTCCTTCATCAAGTATTTCAATATCACTACCGCCACCGCCACCAGTTGCGCCGACATATCTAAATCCAGTAAGGTATAAATCAAAACCATTTGGATATGCACCGCCTACATTATTTGTTATATCATCTTGTAAATCATCAGAGATAAAAAGTAAACCTTGGTCATAATTAAATACCCAGCCCACATAACCAGGGTTATTTGCTTGACCTGCTGATAAAGGTATTTCAGTACCACCTGTTGCAGGATTACCTGACCATAATTTAATCCCATATCCATTTGAGGGTGACCCGTCAGCTTGAGGTACTGAAGCTGGTAAAATCCAATTATTTTTAAACCCTGATGTAGTATCACCAGGAGTATTATATAAAATCCAAGTAGAATTATTAAAAGCATATACCTGGTCAAGTTTTGATCCACCAGGCCCACTTAAATTCTGAATATTTGTAGGATCAGCTGATGCGTTATTAACGGCATCGGCAGGTAAATTTGCAGGAGGTATTAAATTATAATCAGTGAGTATTCTACTAGGATCCTTTATATTAGGACTGAATGCTAATGAAGATTCGTACCATCTGTTTCCGGCTGAAGCATCTATAACCCCACCAGCCTGTACTTTAAAGGTTAATTTATTTACTTCATTAATTGAAAATCCTGCCATATTACTTTATTGTTTTCTTTTTATATTTATTCAGATTAATAACTTACACAGAACCGCCACTCTCTGTAGTTGGCGAACCTGAACTAAAAATTATTTTTGCCGATATTCCACCTATTCTAATTAGCGGATTATGTATCTGTACTTCTATATAAAATCCATCTAAAGCAGGGGAAGTTCCAAATGACCCAGATATTATACTGCTTGCAGATGTTGTTGTTCTACATTGCGATTGCGTGTTATCATCAATTGATGCAGGAGGATCTTGGTAACTTCCACCGAATGGATTTGAATTATGTAATGAATGAGGTATTGCAGTAATTCCTATATTTGAACCAGTTGCCGCACCTTTCTTTCTTACATATATTCTTAAGTCATTACTCACTAATGAATCATATACAGTTCCACCAACAAAGGATCCACTAAATGTTAATTCAAATGATGAAATAGGTCTTCCTAAATTTGATGGGCTAGCCTCAAATAATCTATGAAACGTTGCAGGTACTTGATAACCTACACCACTGTAATTAGGATTAGTGCCACCTACATTAGGTTTATATAATGCTAAGTTTCCTAATAAATCGCCAGTGGCTGGTGAATTACCATTATCACCAAAGAATTTATCTGGTCTAATTAATGTTCCACCTACTACAACAGCCTGGCAGAAAGGCCCAGTACTTAATGTACTTGTAGTTTGATTAGTTAAACCTGAAGGGATTAGTGATGGTGTTGAGTTAAATGATGTATAAGTTCCACCTACTGTTGTTAATCTCTCAGCCTCATCATCAAATCTTTCAGTTAAATTATCACTTGTAACTCCATAAGTATCAATTAATACTTTTGCACCTAGGGAGCTGGTTTCTGGTGGTAAACTACTTACCCATGGATCCCATACTCTAGCAGCCACAGTAGCATCATCATTTCTAAATCTATAGTTAGATGCAGTGATAGGCCAATTATCATAATCAAAATCTACACCACCTACATCATATTTATTAGTCCAACCAGGGAATGACATCCCAGCTGATGGATTCCATGCTTCTTCTTGGATAGGACTTAAACCATAATCACTACCTAATACTTGGAAATTCCATACTGCGCTAGATGATCTCCCTTGTGTATTACTGTTTAGATAATCCATATCAGTAACATCAATTTCAAAATTAGAACCTCCTATATAATATTCAACCCCACTTAAGTGCTTTGATAATATAGATGAGGTGTTTTCTACAATTGCAGACAGACCATTAATTATTGGACTAGAAGGATAACCACCCAAATCATTTTTATCCCAAAATACATCGTTTTGTATATAAGTATATGGATTTCCACCATCCGTTAAAGTATCTGTTGTCATAATAGTTTTTATAAAATAACGACCGCCACTTAATCCTGCATCTTGGAATACCTTCGGCATATTTACATTTACACTAATTGTTCCCTTCCACTTAGAAGTGTCTTGCGCATAACCACTTACCTGAATGGTGCAATGAAGGTCAGCTGTAAGGAAATTTATGTTTCCATTTAACACAGGAGAGGTATTATTACTAATTTCGTTTCCGCCACCGTCTGTTACAATAATCTGTATTTTTGCATCGCCACTACCCGATGGACTAAGACCAGTTACTAACCCGGTAGTAGTAAGTACATTTTGACCAACCCCAGTACCATTATATGCTGGTTTATTTGTACCTGCCCAGCCACCAGTGAAGAAAGGAGTACCTTCTGCAGTAGGAGTACTAATTCTAACATTATTTCTTGGAGTATTTTCACTTACTAAACCATTAGTTGTACCGTCTGTTGTATTATAATGTGATGCAAATGTTGGTGTTGGTATATAAACATTTACTTGTCCTGGTGTTCCACTATCTTCAGCTAATACATCAACTCCTACAAAATTAATTGTTGGGTATGTTCCTACTGCCAATCCTTCGTCCTTTATATGAACACCTGCAAAAGATAATTTATCACTCCCATTAAAAATAAGATTTGTTTGGCTAGTGTCTAAGTCAATTGATATTTTTTTATCTGATCCTACTGTTGTAATATCAATACCAGAGCCTTCTATAATTGGTGCGCCACCACCGCCAGTTGAAGATATAGTTATTGTATCTCCACTTGGGGTAGATACTGTTGTTAATTGTATATCTGCACCAGCTACAAGTGTTGGGTTATATGCCGAATCAATAAAATCATCAAAGCTATCCTGTGTCATTAAGTCTCCTGCCTCAAACAAAGACTTAAGTGTATATTTTGGGATTACTGCCATTATACTTTATTTATTTTGATTTTAAAAGCTCCATGTACTTATCAAATGATAAAAGTAACATCTTCTTTTTCTTTTTCTTTTTTCCTTCAGGATCATCACCACTACCAACTTTTTGTGTAGCAAAAGAATTTGCAGAACCAGGATCACCAGGAAGCTCAACTGCCCCCATACCCTGTACATTCATATTAGGATTTAGGCCAACAGTACCTGCTTCATTTTCATTGGTTAAATTGCTATTCACTATTTAATGTTTTGTTTCATCCAACGAGTAATCCAACCTTTAAGTTCTTTTGCTGCCGGTTTAATATCAGAAGGTTCTGTCATTGGTCCATTTTTCCATCTATCCCAATCCATCTGAATTGTGCCTAATGCATTTGCAATTTCTGGCATTAATTCAATATAATCTTCATTAATTTCACCTTCTAATAATTCTGGGTACATATCCTCAATGCCACTAGCATCTAATGCATAATAGTCACTTTGTAAATAATCAAGAATATCTTTATTTTTACCTGTCATATCATAACCAGTTCCTTTATTGGCTCCGTTAGACTTAACCTTTAGATTAAATGATTTAATTGCATTCATTATATCTGAATCGTCTCCAGATAAATCAACATCTATAGTGTTTACTTTATTAGGGCTTTTTGCTTTAGCTTTTTTACCTTCATTTAAAGATTCGTCAATGCTAAAATTTGTTAGTGATTTTAAATTTTTCATATTATTATTATTTTCTTTTATTGGTTCTAATATATTTTGTAATGGCTTATAAAAACTATGTATACTTTTAGGAGTCATTTTCTTAAAAGTCTTTTCATCGTCTATCTTTAATGCATTACGAACTTTAGATGCTGAGATGTTATCGTCAGTTCTAAAAATTTCATATCCTTTAAAATCAGGATCTACTCCTAATTGATCTCGGTATGATTGTTTGTCAATCATTGCACCGTATGATTTTTTTCTATCCGTTCCATATCCCCACATCACAGGTTCGTATGCAGGCCTTGCTGCAGCAAACATTGTATCAATTGAACCATTAGGAACTACAATAGCAGTTTCTAAAAATGGATATTGTTTAGCCATCTTAGCAAACATTGCTTGTTGCATTTCTTCATCAAACGGTCTTTTCTCAGGATCGTTGTTTTTTCCTCTAACTAAAAATACAACTACAGGTTTTCCATTTTCTTTGTACATTTTTTCAAATACTTTAACATGACCTAATGTAAAAGGTTGGAATCTACCAACAAACATATTAACCTTTTTCTTACCTTGTTCTTTGTGAGGAACTTTTAAAGCTTCATTAATTGGAGCAGTTGCAGTTCTTACTCTATGACCATAAGGTGATAAAGAATATCTCTTAATTCCAGTTTCATCTTCACTAATATTAAATAATCCTACATTTCTTTTAAGCCATCTCTTATGAGCCTTTATTTCAGATAGTATATTGTTAACCTCATCTTCAGTTAAATGACCATCAGCAACAGCATCTAAAATAGCAGAACGAACTCTAGCTGCAGTAGATACATTTTTAGCTGGGTGCTTTTCAGTATATCTCCTCTTAACAGTAACTCTTTTTTCTGTTATAAAATCTTGTATGTTTTTTAGATTATCCATGTACACTTTTTTTATTTATTCGGATTCTTCAACCTTTGTATTTTTAAACCTTGTTGGTACTGGGTTTGATGGTCTTCCAGTTTTTGTAAATCCTATATTAAATTCAAACTTAAGTTTAGCAATAGAGTTAATTCCATCGGTAGTATTTACTGTTGCTTTACCTGTCTTTTTATCAACGCCCCAAACCTCATTTGTAAATAACTGAGATTTTACTGTTTCATTATAAGTATTAGCATAAACATTTCCTAGATTGTAATATGCTTCATATTTGGCTTTAAGATCATCTTCATCTATATCTGGATCTTTTTTCTTAACATAAGCAATCGCACTAGCAACAGACTTATCTCTTCTCTTAATATAATCAGGATCATCTAAATCAAAGTCATACTTTTTAGCAAGATCCTTAATTTCATTAGCGGCATTTTCAGTATCTTCAGCTGTACCATCAAAAATACCTGAATACATTTTAGTTTTATCTGACATTTTTGCCAGGTCATCTTTAGTTTCCTTTGGTGGAATTTTTTGACCTTTTGAATTAGTAAATTCTTTATATTCACTTAACTGTGTTTTTTCACCAGATGCAGACGCACCACCAGCACCTTTCTTAATTGACCTGGCTTCAACCCCAGCCATAATTAATTGTATCTTTTTCTGAATTTCTTCTGGTGAATCTTTTTCATAATCAATTTTTTCAGGTGAAATTGAAATAATGTCGCCTAGTGGATAATTAGAAGCAGCTGGCATATAAACATTATTTCCTTTATTTAATTCTCTCATATAAGAAACCATCTCTACTACATCAGCAGCACCAGTTTTCATATAAGGATCTAACATCATAGCACCAGTAGCAGACATTAACTTTTCATCATATTCTTTTGGATCTTTAATATCTTTGAGTGATTTAAAATCATTCATTATTTTTTCTTGTGCTTTAGTAGGTTTCTTATCTCCAAACTGTTTCTTAAATCCGTCAGCTATAATATCAGCAGTGCCGTCTTTTAATTTAGTTCTATTTTCTGGTGTTATTGGGGGAGTATCTGGAAATGCTGATAAGGTTTCCATTTCACCTTGGTCTTTAAAAGCTTTTTGTGCTTGTCCTACAATAGCATTATATTTGTTTAATGCAGCCTCTGCCTTTTCAGCTTCTTTTTTACTACCATATATCTTTTCTAATTTTTCAGTACTAGGTATTTCTTGTTTATTATAATCAACACCATCAAATGAAACTCCCTTTTCAGATACACCTACTTTGGTTTGAGATTTTTTATCACCAAATAGCTTAGCACCAGTCATTTGTTTTTTACCGATGCGATTTGCAGATTCTTTATCAATATTATCTAAGCCATAATCTTTTGCAACATTAACTATTGAAGCAGGAGAACTTTTGTCGCCTAGTACCTTTCTATATAAACCAGTTTTTGCTGTGTCTACATAAAACTTTGAACCGCTTTGATTTTTCTTAATAATTTCATCTTCTACCAATTCACCAAATAATTCTTTCTTTTTATCATCTGATGCATTAGGGTCATTTATAGTTTCCATTGCAGATAATACTCTTTCGGCATTTTCTTTTTGGTCAGGATCTTTAATATCGTTTATTTGTTTCTGAATAACATCATTTATTCTAGAAAGGCCTTTTAATTTTTTCTCCTCTTCCTTAGGTTCTTTACCTCCGATTGCTTCTTTTGCCTTTTTATAAACAGCAGTGTCTTTATCATAACCGATCGCAGAAGAAACTTTTACCTTTCTTCCTGTTTCAGGGTTTTTGATTTTTTGATCCATTACATCAGCCTCTATGACAACCTTACCTAATTGAATAAAGTTATTGTAGTCTAATACTTTATCTTCAATTAATAGTTCTTCAGCATTAGGTAAAAGAGATTCATTAGTTGATTTAATTTTTAAGTAATCATCAAAAGTTTTAAATTTACCATCATCTTTTGTTTGAATTACATCGGTTACTTTATTTACCATTTTATTAAAATCTTCAACAACTGATGGCGTCATAATATTACCGGTGTTCTTTCTTTTCTTTTTTAAAGAACCTAGTATTATTTTAAATAAGTCTTTTAGCTTAGGATTACTATTAAGGATATCTTTAGTTCTTTGGCTTGGTATTAATTCTACATTTAAATCGAATTCTTTACCTTTAGCAAAATCAGCCTTTTCAATATCAATCTTTGCAATATCCTTACCTCTTTTGGTTACATAGTCATTAAATATATTTGAAACTAGTTCAATATATCTTGTATCTTCAGCATCACCTAAAATCTCATGCTTCTTAATTCCTCTTTCTTCTATAAATGCTAAAAGATCTAATAGAATAATTTCATTAATATCAGCAGGAGCCTTTCTCATATCTATAGGTTCCTTTTCTTTCATTAAATTAATTGTATAAGGATCTATTAACTTAGCAGCAATAACTTGTTTAGTACCAGATTTATAAAATTTAAATACGATAGATTCTATAGGCTTCTTAAGATCATTTTGTAAAGTAGTTGATTGAATATTAGGATTTAGAATTCTAAGTAAATATTCAGCAAATGAATTAGTACTAAAAATCTCAGCATGATCTTCTTTTGGTGTTTCTAAAAATTCTTTAATCTTTTTCTTTTGATCTTCTGTTAAGTAACCTTTAAACAATGGGAGTAATGGAGTAACACCTAATGCGTTTGCCCAGTCTCTAATTACTCTAGGATCTTCTATAACCTTTGTAACTTTACCGGACGGTGTCATTACTTTAATATGAGTAAGTACTAAATTATTTTTAGGTAGCCTATCATAAGTAATAATACCAGGATTAGTATTTACAAAATATTGAAAACAGAACTTCCAATTCTCAGGAATAGAAGAAAGATTTTTGCTAGTTACAGATTTTATAAAATTAATAGGCTTTTCATAATAAACCATTATAGTCCTATCAATTAAGTTAATAGGCTTCTGGTTTCCACCTTTATAAAAAGTAATTCCTTCACCGTCTTTTTTAAATGAAAATGAAGAACCTGATAATTTTTCGGATACTACAAGATAGTCCTTAAAAAGATCTTCTATTAATTGTTGGCCTGCATCTTTATAAATTTGAGTTAACTCTTTCATTTGCTTATTTTATATTGTCAATTTATATATTCTTTGATTAAATAGCTATATAAAAAAGGATAGGACTATACCTATCCTTTATCATACTCTATTATCATCAGAGTATATACAAATACTACAAACATTAACTCTTAATACAGGTGATTAAAATAGGTGTAACTGTTGTTTATCTACCGTATTTAATTATACCTAAAAGTTGATTAAGTGGGGCAAAAGCACCAGTTAGTTTATAGAGCTTACCGTTATATCTGAATACAATACCTTCACTTGGATAAATTGAATCTAAACCACCAATCCTATCTAATTTAGCAAGTAGGTCTTCAACTCTTTTAATTTGATCAACACCACCACCTTTTCTTATCTTAGTAGTTTCTTTATCTAAATATGCTCTTAGTCTTTGTGCTTCATCAGATGGGTTAGCTGCTACAAAATTATTTGCATTTTTAATTATAGTAGCACCAAGCTCTAGAAACAGATCTTCGAAAGGTTTAATGTTTTCTTTATACTTTTTCTTAACATCTTCTTTATCATACTTTTTAACTAAAGCAGCCTCATCTTTACCAATCTGCTTAGCAAGAGATCTCATATTTAAACTCTTTTTATCTCCGTATGCCCAACGCCTTAAAAGTCCTTCCTTTACATCCTGTGATAGGTTAGGAAAATCGGCATCTATCAATTCTCTCCACCACATTTCATGGTACCTTGATACCTCATCACTATCACCTAAGCCGTATCTTCTCTGTAGTGCAGTTACCTTATTATCGAATTTTTTCTGATTTGTACTAAAATCAACATCTTTTTGTAATTGTAGAATTCTAGGTGGGATAATTCTAAAGGTCTTACCTATATTAGATTTTACCTTTGATAAGATTTGCGGAATCTCCTTGGCAGGTCTACTATCAGTATCCAAAATATTTCCATCACCATCGGTTTTTGTAATATTATGAAATTGGATAACATCGGTATCATAATTAATTACATTAGGATTTTTTGAATAGATAAGCTCCATGTTCATAAAGTTCTTACCGTTATCAAATATTTCTTCCTGTTTAGCTTGAGGTAACTTAGATAAAAGATTGGCTAAATCCTTTGCAGCAAATACAAAAGTTTCACCAACAAGTGGAACTGAATGAGCCTCAAACTTAGAAACGAATTGATCAAGGCTCATTGGGTTTTTAGTATCACCAGTATTTCTGGCAAACATAACCTTACCATCCTTCATAGTAACAAAAAGATTTTGGCCATCAGTTTTTTCAATCGGCTCTTCTTCAAAGTTTAATTCACCTCTAAGACCAGCGTCAATAATTTTTCTAAAATCACCAAAAGTTAAACCCTTATCGTCATAAGGATGGCTCATGTGACCAGCAGCACCACCTTCAAAAAGAAATGGCTGACTTTTGTCAGTCAGCCATTCTTCAAACAGTTTTATATGTTTCATTAAATTTGTTTATTTGTTATGATCCCATTGTAGATTGTAAAGCTCCGACCATTGCGCCGTAATCTTCACCATACTTCTTAAGTAATCCATCAGCAGTTTCAGTTGCTTTAGTTTCATCAAAGTCATCTCCGAATGCATCTTTTAGAATTGCCATTGCATATTCTTTAAATTCATCAGCAGAAGTAATGTCCTTTTCATTAATCTTAGCTTCTCCAACTAATGCAGCGCCTTTAGCTTCAGGTTGAACTTTTACTTTACCCATGTTCATTATGTCTCCAGCAATACCTGCAGCAGATTCAGAACCGTCGCCCATTTCTGCAGGAACTTCAGTAGCATCCTTAAGATCATCACCTTCGCCTTTTACTTCAGTTGTAATATTTTGATCTTTAGTAACTAATTCTTCGCCTTTTGATTCAGGTTGTACTTTTACTTTACCCATATCCATTATATCACCTGCGATACCAGCAGCAGTTTCAGAACCATCACCCTTTTCTGCAGGAATAACAAGACCATCATCGCCTGCTTCTTCATCAGCAATTTCATCTCCTGTAACTTTAGTAATTACTTCACCTACAGCTTCTTCTACAGCTTCTTCTTCTTCAGCTTCTATTTCTTCTTCGTCAACTTCTTCATCTTCGGCATAAGCCTCAGTTACAAAGTTTGTAAATGACATGATTCTTGATTCACTCTTGTCATCGTCATCATCTTCTTCCTCTTTGTCATATTCAACATCTTTCTTTAATGCATCAATTTCAGAGTCATCAGATTTAACAGCTCCTTTATAATGGTCTGCTTTTTCTTTGTCATCTTCAGAATCAACTTTCTTATCGCCTTTATCTTCTAATTCATCACCTTTCTTTTCATCATCTTCACCTTCATCTTCATCATCATCTTCAGCTAGAGGTTTAGCAGATGCAGCAACAACAGAATAATCTTCTTTCTCTTCATCGTCATCGTGATATTTGACATTCTTGTTTACTGTAACTTCCTTTTCTTTAATAAAATCTTCGAAGGCCATAATTCTTTTAGTAGCAGCTGGAGTCTCTTCTTCTTCAGCAGCAACTTCAACACCTTCTTCATCTTCTACTTCATCAGCTTCAGCAGGAACATCAGCGGTAATTGCAGGATCATCAGATACCTTATCACCAGCCTTGTCTTCTATATCTTTAGGTTCGCCTTTAGCTAATACTTCATCTTCGATATCGTCAGCGGTATCTTCTTCAACTTCATCAGTTTCAGCAACTTCACCTTCAGTACCAACTTTATCTTCATCTTTATCTTCTTCAGATTCTAATGATTTAGGTTCACCTTTCTTTTTAACTTCATCAGCTATATCCTCGGCTCTATCTTCTTCTAGTTCATCCTCAGAAATATCGTCTTTAGGGGAGACATCTTTTAATAAACCTTCTAATTTAGTTAAAAGATTTTTTTCTTTCTTTAATTCTTCAACGCTTTCGTAACCCATCTTTTTAACAAGATCCATTACAGCATCATGATTGACATCTGCCGATTCATTAATTGAACCTTCGGCTTTAGACATCATTGAAAACTTTTTGATTGGTTTCATTATATTTTATCTTTTTTTGATTCTTTTTTTATATATCCATCTCTCATGAGAAAGATATTCTATATTAGTATCTAACATTCTGTACCTCAAATGGGAACTTTTCTTCTTTATAGATTTTTCTTCTTTCCATACCATGTCTATAAATATAATTTACCCAATCATGATCATCTACTTTATATCTAAAATCATCAATGAAGTCATATATTTTTACAACATCTTTAGCTTCATGCTTTCTTAGACCCCTACCTATGGATTGTCTAATGATCACTTCTGATTTGAATGATTCAGTAAAGAAAATGTTATGAATGTTTTTAATTGAAATACCTGTTGAGAACGTTCCGTATGATGCTACAATAATAACGTCATCGTTCTTTTCCATTCTCTTTTTAAACTCTTCTCTAAAATCAGACTTAACAGAACCATCAACATAGTAAACCTTCTTGTCTGTTATTGTCCTAAGTTTTTTGTATATTTTTTCACCATACGCTATTTTATGAAATAGCACTAGTGAATTGGATGTAGACTTTTTAATTACTTGACAAACAAAATCTAACCTCTTTTCACTTTCATTAATAAAGTTTTGCTCTAAACTAAATAACTTTTGCCTATCATACGGATTTTTAGATAAAGACGAGAATGCTTCTTTTTGCGCATCGGTTGCATATTCCATGTGTATTTGTAATACTTTACATTTTGCAATATGCCCTTCTTCTTGTAAATGAGCAGCCTTTACCTGAGTTACCAAAGGTCCCATTGCCGACATTAAACTTAGTCTATTTACAGTTCCTCTTTTAGGAATAGTACCACTTAAACCAAATCTGTAGTCGCAGTGCCAGCATTTATCCATTATCTTCTGAATTGAATTTGCTTTTGCTTTATGAGTTTCATCTACAAAGACAGCGTCAAATTGGCTAAAGTATTCCTCATCTTTTTTAGTTAATGATTGATAAGTACCTATAACTACATTGGAGCTCTTTCTTAATTTCACACCGGCATAAATCTGTTGGATTTTAATTGGTACTCTACCTTTATTATATTCTTCAAAATCCCCACTTGCTTGAACTACCAAACTTACATTAGGTACAATCATTAAGATTTTCTTTTTACCCAATTGTTCCATCATGTAAGCAACTACCATAAATGAGATTAAAGTTTTACCTGCAGAAGTTGCCAATTCAGCTAAGCATCTCCTATACTTTAAAATCTTTATTGCTGCATCTATTTGATAATCTCTTGGTTTAATTTCAGACTTTGCAAAAAATTCATCTACCCACCCCTTAAAAATTTCTTCATCTATTGAAGTGTCAAAAATATCAGTTATACCATTTAATGTAAATTCGTAATCATATTGTTTGCAAATATCAATTACTTCTTTCCATAATCCTGCTGGTATTTTGTTTCTTTTAATAAATGAAATGTTACCATCCCAAACCTTTTTCTTTACTAAAGGATGAAATCGCCACCCTTCTATTTTCTTAGTAAGACTAGATTTTAACTGTTCATATTCCAATTCGGTACATGAATCAATTACTAAAAACTTTTTATTTTCAGACAGAGATAGTTCCATTAAAATTCCTTATCATCTAAGTTTATTCTGTTTCTTATTGCAAATGCCATGTTATCTAAAGTCTTAATACATTCATAGTAATAATCTATATGCGACTGTAACATGTCAATTTGAGTTTTCAAAGAAGACAGATCGGCTTTTATAAATTGATGCTTTTCGCCATTTGTTAGTTTAACATCGTAATTAATTGAATACTCCCGGTATTGATTCTTATAGTACCTGTCCCAAGTAGCATTTCTTTTATATATAGTAGTTTTAAAATCAGTTACTTTATCAAGTAAAATTTGTCTATATGATAACATTCTTACTTGGCACTCTGCTAATTCATTCATATTTTTTAACTTAGAGACAAGATCTTTAATCTTTGCTTTCCAATCACTCCTATCAGAACCTAGTCTGATTTCTAATTGCTCGTTAGCTTCCTTTATTTGTGTATCATCAAATGCCATTAAAATACTCCTTTATCGTTATTAATCTTTTTGTAACTTTTAATCTTTGGTTGAAATTTTCTTTTAGGTTGAGGTAAAGAAAAATTACTTTTTACATTATCAGTTTCTATCTTTTTAAACTTAGTAAATAATTTAAGCTTTTTCTTAGAAGTTTCTAAGTCATCGTAAAAATCATCAAATTGTTCAGTCACAAATTCATTATATTTTTTTATCATAAGAAAATTAAATCTAAATGATTGTTTGTAAAATATTTATCCAACTCATTTAAACACCCAGTCCTATTTTTAAATTCATATTTAACTAGGTCATTTAAATCTTTTACCTTTTTATTAGGTATTCCAAAATCCTTTAAATATTTATCCCACATAAAAACTGTTTGCCCTTTCTTTAGTTTCTGAATCATTTTAGCTTTACCTTCATAATCATTATCAAACATATATCTTGCTGTTGGTATTTCATCAAAATCTAAAATTTGTTTTTTGACACCAGTTAAGCCTAATGTGTTTGACATAAAGAAAGAATCTATAGGCCCTTCAAATATTGTAAAACCCCTACCTAAGTCAACTGTTAAGATTCCGAATATCATTGATATTTTATTTAAAGAATCAAGTTCATCCTCAGATACATTCAATTGTTTTTTTAACCTATCATATATTCTTTCTATATTCCAAGTTTTATATTTAGGACCGCTTGTATCTTCCAATGCTCTAACCTGGAATCCTACTATCTTTTTATTTTTATTTAAGTTAAAAACATAAAGCTCCTTTCTCCTTGGGTCATAACCGAATTTTTCAGTTTTGTGATGGAGTAATCTACTTTTAAGATATGGGTATGCTCGGTATGTTAATGAATTAATAGGATATACATTAAAACCTAAAGCAATTTCATCAAAGCTTAATGCTAATTTATTTGCCTTATCGAATAAATGAAATTCTAAAGTTTCACCTAAAGAAAAGTTTTTTCTATTTTCCTTAATAAAATTAATTACATCTATACGGTCTTCGCCTTCAAAGTTTAAATTATGATCCTTTAAGAAAACATCTAAACTCTCGTGAGCTGAGCAATTGTAACAGTGGAATTGTAAATTTTTCCAATAAAGATTGCCTCTCTTTTTTCTTACTGAATCTGTTGAATCACCACAATAAGGGCATGCAAAATTTAGCCGTTCCTTACTTTCTAATATTCTCCTTTTTTCTGGGTGAGAATGATTAAGGTGAAGAACTCGGACCACCTTATCGATGATCCGAGCTTTCATTTCAGAAGATATTAATACTTCTGTTCCCATATCATTAAAGATCTAAACCATTAATGAAATCATCAAAATCATCTCCCTTAGAAGAATCTTCAGTTTTAGTTGCAGTAGCAGTTTCAGCAGGTGCAGAAGTTTCTGTTACCTTAGCGGCAGCTTCTGTTGTTTTTGCAGTATTGCCTGGTGCTTGCCTTGCAGTAACAGTATCAATAGAAGAACCTGGGTTACTAAACTGTGAAAGTACACCCATTACTTTGTTTCTTTGATCGTCGTTCCATGGTCTGTAGTCAAAGTTGCCTAAATCCGGTGCATCTTTAATATAATCGAGAATTGCAGTTCTTCCTGCATCATCAGCGGTTACATCATCACCGTTAATTGACATTGGAGATCTACTCCCTTGGAATTTACATGAATCGTAGTTTGGATATCCACCTTTCTTTGAAATTACCAATTCAAAATTCTTTCCTTCAAACGGATCGAATACTTGTGTTGGTTCATCAAATTGTGGATTTAACTCTTCATCAATTTTTGTCTTGATCTTATAACCAAATTTCATTACTTTAATTTGACCTTCAAGATCTCTGTTTTGTGGATCCTTTACGATTTGTACTAATGCATAAAATACTTCTCTACGCTTAAGTCCCTCTGACATCTTTTTGTCTACAGCAGATTCAGAGTTTCTAAGTTTAAAGAACATGTCCTGTACAGCACATTTGTCTCCAACCGTTGAAGGTGAGTCTGCGTAAAAACCATTGCCATCTCTGTCTTCTAACCAGTAGACATATTTACGAACGAAAGGTTTGCGTGGATTTTTTACATTAGGTAGAAACCTAATTAGTGAACGGTAAGTACCGTCTGAACCTTGATCAGGTTTTGGTGTGTAAAGATCGCTTGTTGTTTGCGGTCTGTCTCCAGTGTCTAGGTCCTTGACGCTAACACTGAAAATGTCGAATTCATTTGCCATTTTAATTGCCTTTTTATTTTACTTTGTTATTAATTGTGGATATAACGCAGCTCTGCCTATTTTTAATTTGCCCGGGTATTGCCAATATACTTTGCCTTGTTATATGCCTGTTTATAAGTAACTAATTAATATCAGTTCCTTTGTTTATTATATATTCATATCTCTATTTAGTTTCAGTCTAAATAGAACTTTTTTATTGCATAATAGCGGTTACATCATTTTCCCTGATGCTGAATATAGTATCGCCATTATATTTGAACTCTGTACCTGCTAAGTCATGAAATAGTACTCGTGAACCTATTTTGTAATCTGAATCCTCTATGTCACCACCTATAGATATGATTGTACCTGAATAAGGTGGAGCATACTGACCTTCGGTTTTAGGTACATATATACTACCAATTTTTTCTGGTAATTCATCTTTTTTAATAAATATTCTATTTTTTATTGCTTTTATCATAATATTCTGAAACTAAGTTCTAGTTGCTATATATAAAATATAACTAATTAAAGAAAGAGAAGTATGTAATTACTAGACTCAATGTATTTAGTGGTTTTCTATGTATTAAGTATTTAATGACCACCCTTTTTCTTTATTAGCATTTAGTATAAAGTACGCATCTACTAAGTCATCTATTGGTTTAGGGATCTTTTCTGTAAAGTCTTTATCTTGAGTCCACTTCCATAAATCTGTTTTCCTTAAATCTTTATCATTAAAAACATCGTCTTGGAACGCTTTTACCATATAATGTTTATTTGCATTACCTTTACCTGCTAATTTCTTAACATGGGATGGTTGATAGATTGAAATATTTTCCACACCCCAACCATTAACTATTTCATTTCTTAAAAAGGTATTATACTGAACGATGTCAATGAATGAGTTTCCCTTTGAGCCATAGGAGAATCCTTCTAGCGCAATTTTATGGTTTTGTGTTCCATATAAGGTTATTAAAATATTTGAAATTAAGTCGGCTATATTTTGACCATCAGTGAGTTTTTCTCGTTCTCTAAGTAAAAAGTCCTTATCCTTTACTTGTCTATAATAAGGAAATCCTAATATTGTTTTATTGTCCATTAGCTCTTTATGAACCGAGAATGATTTAGGTATCTTTCGTCCTTCTTCATCCCATATTCTATTACCGTAATTAAAGAATGTAATAAATGTGTATTTGCCTTTATGGTCCTGTGTACACGTACCTGGACTATTGAGAGAAAAATCTATACCTGAGTAAATCAATTATATTGAATTAAAGTCTTTTGCCTAATACTGCACCTAAAGCAGCACCGATCAATCGACTGGTTAATAAATCATACAAGGCTCCTTTTTGAATACCTAGTACTTTTGCGATAGCCTTTCCTACAGATTTACCTAAAGCAAAACCAGTAAGACCACCTAGAACAGATCCTAATATACCTTCATTAATTATTTCTTCCATAATAACTTCTAAGTCCTTTCCGTTACTGTGTTCTTCCATAATTCTATCGACTGCTTTGTCGATTGCAATTTCTTGCTCTTCTGTTAAATCATAAGATTCATTTAATAGATTTTGTATATCTATAGAATCATCATGACTTTCAGTAAGGTAATCTTTAAATGTTTTCATTGCTCTTTCTATTTGTTTATATATTAGACAAGATTAACTTTAGTTTCTAAAATGTTATATGTAAAATTAATATCAAATGTTTGAAATTCTATCGTATTGCTTGAGAAGTTTAAATCTAATGCACTAACACCGGTCATTATCATATCTTTTAGTTGACATGTAACAAAAATATTTCCATCACCATCAATCATTTGCAATCCAATACCTTCTGGTACAAACGGATTTTTTCCACTTTGTTTATAATAGTAATCAAACACTTCGATAGCCATCCAATAATTAACCCAGCCATCGAATGCTTGCATCGTAATAGTTAATTCTTTATCAAACAGTTCTTGCTTAGGCAGACTTGTTCTGAATCTTCTGGTATTCCCAGGAAAGTCATTTTGTGTTACCGGATCAAATGAAGGTCCAGGCAAATTCATTGATTGTATTCCATAATTAAAATAATCGATAGGTTCTTTAATCATAGCACCTGGCATTCTATTTAAGTATGGCTTATACTTATCTGATATTTCCTTAGGAATAAAATTTCTAGGAAATTCAAATTTAAACTGATTATTTCTTGCACTTAATATCATATCTTATCTATTATGAAACCTGTCTAAAGCTTTTTGGAATACTTATTGGATCGTTTGTAGTACTAAAGCTTTGATTGGATTTAGCTGATTGTCTAAAGTATCTTCGTTTAACAGCTTTTGATTTAGCTTGATTAGCCCTTACTTGTAATCCCATTATTTGGATTTTCTTCTTTCTGGCAATATCAGCTCTTAACTGTGCGTTCCTAGATTCTTCAATTGCTAACTCAGCTTCAGTACTACCTAGCTGAGTAGATAGTTGCTCTACTTCGTTGGCTAATGTAATATTAGAACTATCTATTGCTATAATAGTTGAATTTAATTCTTCTATGGTGGATATTAATTCAGCTTGATTAGTTTCATAGTTTAATATTTGTAATTGTAATCTAGCTAATTCATCTGAATATAACGCGGCCTGCGCCTCCATTTTGGATGTCATAGTTTCTTTGGCTGCATCAACCAATCCTAAAAAAGTACCGGTATATAATACGCTTTCATCACTAGTTCCATTAATGTCCTCCATTCTTGTAGAGATATAAAAGTTATTATTATCTAATGCTAATATCTTTTTTGAACTTTCTTTGTCTATTCTAAATAATACCTGACCTTGTGAAAGATCCACAGTTTGTACCTGTGTCCAATTAGGTATTCTAATTTCATCATTCTCACCAACAAAAACTAAAGTAAGCGTTCCTACATTACTAAGATCAATTGGTTTTTCGGCTGTATTAACGGCAGCGGCTGCTTGATTAGGATTTGCTTTTTTCTGATTTGCTGGATCAACTGGAACAGATCCTATAGTGTCATCATATAATGTAAAAATAACATAATCATCAAATGGTGATATTCTTATAACCCCATCGCCATTAGGTAAAGTTCTAGCATCAGGATCTAATACTACAAACCTTTGAAAGTATTCCTGGTAAGGTTTAGTTGTAGCTACATTAGTTGAAACCCCAATAGGAGCCGTTGATACCAACGGTAAAGAACTTACTGTTTTTGTAAATTTGCTAGTTAATGGTTCTGATTTATTCTGTTGTGCTGCCATCGGTTTCTGTTATTGTTTGTATTTTAGCTGGAGATATTGACGCCTTCACATTTAATTTATCTCTAAATGAAGTTACATATTTAGTTTTTACCACCAACTGCTCTACTATTTTTTCTGTTGTTTGCCCAGACCCTCCATTTCCACCACTGTTTACAATAATATTATTCCCATCATCCGGTGCAATTTGATTGTATACATTAGCCACAGTTGGAACTACTCCTAAATTTATTTTCATTAATCGCCTTCCATATTTCTTTACATCAAATGAAGTTAATTTAGCTTGCTTAATTATCTGAGTATTATCAGCTCGGTTATAAATTCTTAGCATATAATTAATTGTAAAAGAAGCGGCAACCGCGCTGTTTAAAATAATTGGTCTAAATAGAATAGGATTATCAAAATTTGTAGTCTGTGTAAATACTTGCGTGCTTGACTTAACAAATGAAGTATCTATTTGCTCACTCACGTTAATTTCATGAAATACTATATTGTTTAATCCACCTGATGTGGCGTTTAGCTGACTTATAAAACTTTGGAATGTTGATCCCGTAACCATACCTGTTAATTCAAAATAATCACCACCTTCTGCCTCTGTGACACTGGCATAAAGATTATCATAAATATCCCTACTTGGTAAAGTAACTGAGTTTATTTCTTCTACATTATAATAACTATAACTATTTTCGACTATAGTTTCATAAATCCCAGTAGCCTTAAATGTAATTGTAGGAGTACTTAAAAATCCTTGACCTTCAGTTAGCTTAAATCCTAGACCATTAGAATCAGCAGCATTAAAGCTGTTATTCATAAAGTAAAGAGAAGGTACTCTCCATTCAATAAAACTGGCGTAAAGATTATCATTTATTAAAACTGGATCTGGATTAAATACCGGGGTATCAGTCTTTAAAAAGTTTATTGAAGATAGGTTTAATAATACACCATCTCTACGAGGTACTAATGTTTCAAATATAATACCATCATATCCTGTAAACGAAAAGCCTGAAATAAAATGTACTCTTATTTTATCATATGCTATATTTTGTTGAGGAGAGAACGTCTGTAAGAGGTTTGCTGTGTCAGTTAATAATGGATCAAAATCATTATAAGGTACACCTATATCAGTATCTAAATATGCGTACTGGGTTTTATTTACATCAATAGCAGCAGCAGAGATATCCGTATAGTTACCCATTTCAGCCGAAACATCACTAGTATTAAATAGATAGCTACCACCCGTATGACCATCTCGCATTATGTCTATTGGATAGTCAGCAGTGTTAAGTTCAGTTGGCTCAGATTGACTAGTGTAAATATACTCTAATAATATTCCTTCTGATAATTGTAAAAATTTAGATGATTCCATTATTTTATTTATTTACCATTGTAAAAACTTAGGGGTATAGTTTAAACCTATACCAACATAAGGTGCAACTCCACTACCGCTGAAACCGACACCTAGTTGTAATCCTAGTCCTAATGTTTTTCTGTTTTCATATTGTAAGCTTTTAAACGCGCTACTCCTTTGGTCAATTAATATACCTTCTGCGCTATTAAAAGTAGTACCAGGATAATCAGTTAAAAGATTTACAAATAATTCTTTTGTTTTATTGTCTCTTGTTAATGAGGCAGATAAAAATATATTTTGTTTTAGGTCAATGGTAGCATTACCAAAATTTATTAAATCACCATTAATTTCATAAGGAACAAAAACCCCAACATCCCTAAAGCTTTTACCCCAAGTAGCAGAATCCGAAACTGTTAATGCTGAATTAAAATTACCTAATATAGTATCAATAACATTTACAGGTACCTCTACGATAACTTCCTTTATTACTGTTTCAGTTTTAATGATCGTTAATGGTGGTTTATCTTTCTCAAATTCTAGCTCATCTTCAATTTCTTCTAATGTTAAATTAAGAGCTCTTATTTCAGCGGCGGCATTTCCATTTTTGTCAACATAGTTTTCAATTGTATCTAATGAAGCTTTCCAATTATTACTAATCTTAGTAGCTTCGCTCTTTGCTATATCAGTTTGTTCGCACTGCCTAAACAATAAAAAACACAACACTACAATACCACCTAATAAAAACATTCTTGTATTTTTAGGATCAGTGATTATCGCTATTATGTTTTTTAAAAATATCATATACCTTCCTCGTAAATTTTCATTAACTTATACGGAGTAACATTGCTTTCTCCATATTTTTTAATAAGTTTTTCCATAAAAGTTTTTTCTTGGTTTTTCATGGTATCTAATTCATCAAAAAGTTCATCTCTTTTATCAGCTAAACTTACAATACTTTTTTGCATTAGATCAATAGAAGTTTCTATTTGCTTGTATCTATCTACAAAACTGGTTAATTCCTTTTTTTCTTTTTTTGTCATTTTTATTTCTTTAAATATTAATCTTCTAATTATGAAGTTGCGGGTGCCGCCATACTGTATGCGGTATCATTTTCTTCAGCAAAAGTTAATAGCTGCATGCTTGTTCGTGTCCACCCTTTTTGTAAAATTAATCCACCTGCAGCATCATTTCCATTTCCATTATAAAAAGTCTTATTTCCCATGTTACTAAAACTAAATTCATAAATACCAACTTTAGATGTATATGTAGTTGTACCAGACCCAAAGCCTTGAATATCATTTACAGTAGTCTCAATTGATCCTGCCGACTTCTGAGTAATATTACCTGCATTATCTAAATTTTCATAAAATAGATTTATTTTTCCATATTGTGTAGCAACACTACAACTACTGCTACCACACCACACAAATTTAGAAGGCATATTATATACTTCAATTGTAAACCGCTGGCCTAGAACCATCATGGATGGATTAAATTTTAATATTAAATCACATTCCCAACCAGCCCTCCCCGCATTAGGCATACTATTAATTGCTATCTGACTATTCACTGGTGTAAATGTACCTATGTTAACTTGTAAATATGGGGTAGTAGCTTCAACATTGATAACCCTCCCGTCAATATTTGTGCTGTCCCATAGTGGGTCAAGATTTAATATCTGATGTCCATTTTCACCACCTAAACAAAAATTATTACTAATTTTAGTGGTCGTACTATCCACTCTAAATTGTTCTTGAGCCGGGTTCTCCTTTGTAGCTCCACTATTTGAAAACTGAGGAGCTACCGTGGCGTTGGTTGAATTAACAAATAAACCTAATCTATCACCACCTAGCACACCGTTATTATATTGAGGTTTACCAATATTTATAGTTGTAAACCCATCATTATATTGCTGATAGATTACACCTGAATTTGTCATGTAACTTGGTGCTCCCATTTGCCTTACTACTGAACCACCAAGTATAGGTGCATCCGGGGCACTCAAGGCTGTATATTCATGTTTATATACTGGTGGATCGACTAAATTATCAGGAACCGGTGCAAATGATGCTCCCCATGTTTCCTTACCTCTATATTGAGTACGCTTATTAGATCCGTTTAGCACCATATTTATATTAGGGTAAGTAGCATTATCAGCGAATGATGTACCTAATGTAATATTTTCTGTAGACAGTATGTTAATATCACTACTTACACCAGATGCAATAAGATCAATATTGTTTGAAGCATTTTGAGTTTTTGCAATTATCCCAGATGCTAAATCTACCGTAACAAAATTAACCCCAGTACTTATAGTAGTAGATACGGAACTTGCTATTTGCGATATTCCACCACCAGTAGAGTTTAAAACTATATCCCCAGTTCCTGATGCCGTAAGAGTAATTTCACCTGTTGCTACTGTATCTAATGTAATGTTGCTATCAACGGCCACAATAGCTCCTTGTGCTTTTATATAAGCGGCATCTTGTGCAGAAAGTTGAATTTGGCTTGAAGACAACAACTCTATTACCCTGGCCTCCGCTAATAAAAATCCATCGGCTGCTGTTGATGTAGGTATTGTTATATCATTACCACCCATCTGAAAGCGGGTAGTGGCACCACCACCAACAGTATTTAAATCAAATTTACCCTTCTCAGAGCTGCCTAGTGGACTGAATGTAGAAACCGTTGCTTCAAAATTAGAATTAAAAAACGATGATCCGGATCCACCCTTTGTTCCAGTTTTAAACGAAAAACCAGCACCAGATCTATAAGTCTGACCTCTTTCGGCAGTTTCTATATTAAAACCAACCGTGTCATTTATATTACTTACAGCAGTAGGTGATTTAGGTACTGATATATTTAAAGTGTCATCAGAAGATAACTTTATTTGTGATAACTTAGTATAATCAAGTTGCTCAAAATTTTCACCTGCTTCAGTACCACCCATGAAACGCAATGCAGTAGCACCGCTGTTTTTCTGATGTAATAGAAAACTTGTATTAGTTGAATCAAGTGTTCCTGCAAACTCATCTACTAATCTAAAGTCTGTTGTTACATTTACACCATTTGGATATTGTGCTATATCATTAGGTCCTGCAATACCAACAGCAAAGGTAGGTACACCTTGATTATTAGTAGAAATAGTCTGAGATCCTGATGCCATTAATGAAGGGTACCCTACATTCTTAGCGTTCTGTGCATAGTTATTTGGTGCAACTCCACCTGGGTTACCAGGATTAGGTGAATTACCAAATTGTGATAATCCAACCGATGCACCAGTAGGACCTGCCGGGCCTGTAAGATTAACAGTTGTAGGAACCCATGTACTACCATTATATTCCCAAACTTGTCCATTAAATTGTAGATAGTAATCATTCTTTAGTGGAAGCAATGTTGGCGGAAAAGTATTTGGGTTTTTACCTGGTCCGGATACTGAGTCATCTTCATACCACTCTGTACCACGTTCTCCTCTACCGCCAATTGGACCTGCCGGGCCTTGTGGACCTGACGGGCCTAAAGGACCACCGCCATTAAGTATCAGTTGATCAAAATTAAAATTAATCTTATCTACTGCCTGTGAAACAGTATCTGATGCAATTAATTCTTGTATGGTTATCGCCATTTTATTATTATTTTTTAACTATAGTAATGCTAAACCCAAACGATTCAGTAAAACCCTTTCTTTTGTTATATATTAGGCTAAGATCAAATGGATTTGTATTTAATATTTTTGATCCTATTGAAGTATTAACAGTTAAACCATTTTCTACTTTATCAGCATTATCCAACTGAGCCGTAGAATAATCCAATGGTGCATCAACCCTGGTACTTTTAACATAAAAGTCAACACTATCTAACTTATACAGATGTAAAATATTTTGAGTTATGTATCTCTCAACATCATCATCTAATGTATCAATATCACCAAATCCAAATTCAGGCTTAATGTATTTTTTAAACTGCTCTTTAATAGGTTCAAATAAAAATTCAATTAACCTTTTTTGTATAAACATATAGAATAACACAGAAGTGTTATTCTCCCTAGTCATAAATGTACCTTTTATTAAACTAGGTTGTTTTATCGCAGCTTTAACCGCAACCGGTTCATGTAAAAATGTTTCGAGTTTAATTTCCTGTGGAACCTTTAAATATTTAGAACCTAGGAAAGATTTTTTCTCTGTCATGGATCGTGTACCTATGATGGATTCAACTTCAGATTTATCTATACTCTTTCTAAAATAAGAAGGTTCCCAGTTAGAAGAAAATATATAGAAGTCTCTTTTTGCTATACCAATTTCATTTATGAGTGGATATAGGCTTAAGAACGCATCCTCTGTTGAAAGCTCTAATATAGTGGATGGGTCTTCCTCGTTTACTTTATGATAAAACAAATTTCTTAATTGACCAAACTTTTGAGTATCACTAGAATTAAACTGAGTATTTGAATACCTACATAAATCTTTTACCTTTTCTTTATATGCAGCATCATCGCCACTTATAACTAAAAGGTCTATATAAGGATCTCTAAAATAAAATAAGTTCTTGGTAGAAGGTTGATATGTTCCAGCATGCCTTCCGATTGGTGTTATTCTAGGTTTTGTCTGAAGTGATAAATCATAGCCTATAACATCAGTAAGATTAAACTTAGTCGGTTTAGCCGGATCTGGCAACCTCCCTATATAAACTGATTTTAAAATATCTTCTTGTGCCCTGAGTTCTATAGAGAACGTTTCAGCAATAGAACCGTCAGGTGATAGCACTCTATTTCCATCCTCATCAATAGTTTCATAAATAATACCAGGTGCACCTTCATTAATAAATCTAAATAATGTTGCAAAACCAGAATCATTTAACCTGGATGAATATGTATTAAAGCCACCACCGATTACTGTATAATCGGCACCTCTTGCATCATTTAGAGCTGGTGATAATCCACCAGGTACAAAACTGCTTCCATTCTTTAATATAGTTTTAGCAAATAATCTATCATCACTTATAACTTTAACAACATCATTAATCTCATAGACATCTGAGCCTATCACCATTTTTATCGAATTAAAGTTACCATTAGAACCTATAGAAACATCACGTAAAAATCTACTTAAATTTCCATTAGAATCCGAAGTACCCTGTATTAAGAATGCATCAGCCGTTCCATTCCAACCAGACGCACTAAAATTAATTGCACCTTGTAAAGGACCATCTAAATATTCATAATCTCCATCTGCATTTACCAACGGCTTACAACTTTCACCAGTTACAGCGCTTTCCACAAAAGCGCTTTCATATGAATATAATGTTGTTCGGTCTATGCTCTGGTCATCTATACCATTTATACAATCATTTTCTAATGATAAGAATATCATCATAACAACAGTTTTCCATTTATCATTTTTTACAAACTTCACTTGAGTTTCAGGTTTATCTGGTGCATTAGGAATTAACATTACTGAAAATCTATAATCATTAAATCTACCGTCACTAACATATTTTTGTGACCTTGCATTAAAATTAGGTTTAGCTAAAACGTCTGCTTTAGTTTTTGCAATAATTCTAACACCACGTAAAAATGTTTCTGCAAAATTCTTTTCATCCCCACCGCTAAACCTACCATATCTTAATTGTCTATCAATTAAATTAACAACACCACCAGTTGTAAATTTATCTACTATAAAATAATCATTAAAATAATCTTTATCAACTTTTTGAAAAGTGCCTGGTGTGTATATTGCACCAGTCAAAGGATTTGCTTCTATAGTATCAACAGGCGCAGTATCAATATAACTCCATGAACTTTTTATTGCCTCATTCTTAAAGTAATATGGAAATTCACACAGGTAATACCATTCATGAGTAAACCCTTCTGCGTTTTGTCCTAGCGTATATTTAGAAGGTGAAAAATTATTTTGGCTAAATGCTTCATTAACATTTAAACTATAAGGGAGGTTTCTAACATTTTTACCTTCATTCACCCAAGACCATTTATTAATATAAGGAATAACTCTAGATGCTACTGATTGCTGCCTTAGAAAATTTTCTTCAAGTCTGTCATACTCTGAAGAAATGACTGAATCAAAATCTTTATCCGGTTCTGCCTCTCTAAGCAAACCTACCAATTTAAAAAATCCACCAGAATCATAAAAATCTCTAACATTAGGATTTGCACTAATATTTAAAAAATCACCGGTCGTCTCCCCTTCATTATATTGATCATACTCATAATCTAATTCACCCATCTGGCTATACATAGTACTAAAGAAGTCATAATCAAAATCCTTCATAGGAAATATTGAAAATCTACCAAATGAAGGTTTATAGTCAGAGTACAACGCAACCTGCCCACTATTAGTAACTTGTATCTGATTATCGTTTAAAGTTATAATAACATACTCATCAATTTCTTTATAGCTGGTAACAGTTCCTGTGTTGTCTTTTACTGGGTTTTCTAAGTAAGGAACCCAGTTACCTATTTCAGCGTAACCATTTTTTGACTGAATCCAATTACCTAATATAAATCTATCTTGGTCACCATTAGCAACTCTTAATAGAGATGAATTTACATCATTGCCACCAACAAAGTTTTTATTATCATCTACTATTGTAGCAAGTGGATAGGTTACTAAATTATCTATTTGTAAAGGGTATGCTGAATAATTAATCTTAAAGTTAAGTCTATTAAATCTACTCCCACCAAATCTTGACTGAACATAAACAGTATCATCATTATAAGAAGCGACAAAAAATCTTTTCTCTGGTGATATACCTTGATTTATTGCATTAGTTATTGCTTTAGCTATTTCTTGATTAGTTCCATTAGGATTAAAGAATTGTTGTTTATTGGATCCTGGTGCAGGTGCCTCTAATGAAGTAGCTGCAACTTCTCCTACTAAATCTAGGCCATCATAAAACTTAATACTTAACCCGTTTAATAATTCATTTATAATTTTAAAAGAACATGTAGCTTTACCTTTTCTATTAATAATTTTTGCATCTGCAAAAGTATCAGGACTTTTAAAACCGGCAAACTTAGATACATCAACAACCGTATCAAAAATTCTTATTTGATTAGTACCCCATTTAGATCCTTTCTTAACAGTATGAAAATTTTCTTCTTTATCCTTAACATAAAAGATTGACTCAACTTCATTTACCCTACTAGGAGTTGGTACACCTGTAATAGTTTCTGTTTTAGCTGGATCAATATAAAGTAAAACACCTTGACTGTTAGAAATTTCAAATGGTGTATTTAATTGCTCTGATACTTCAGTGATGGTGGTTATTTTAGGTAGTTGTGTTTTTTCAATATTTTTATAAAATCCTTCTCCTGATAAATCAAAACGACCTTCCTCCACCTCATTCACATATAAACCGAAGTATCTATTTAATGAATAATCAGAAGCAGTTTCATCAGTAAATAAAAATTCCATGTTAATTAGATTAGCTAATAAAACATTATTTCTTTCAAACCCTTCAGTAAAAAAGAATTCATTTTGTATAATAGTAGCATCTTCTGTGACTATCCCATCATATGAAAAACTACCAGCTGATGTGAATCCACCTTTACTATAATTAATTCCTGCCCATTGCATTGCTTCATCCTTTCTCCATGAAATATTTAGCGGTGATGTAGGGAATGATTCTTGTGATCTATAGTTTCTAATATAAGATCCTAGTAAACTATTTGTTGTTAAATCAAAAGTTTTAACGGCAGTACAATTCTCCAAAACATTTTTAGAAAATGCAGCTGATGTTTGTGCTAAATCAGAATCAGTGTTTTGTACTGTTGCCATTATGTTGTTAACAGCAGAAGGATTGTCTATTCTAAATATTACAAATTTTTCAGGAATTTGTTCATTTAACCATAAAGGCGCGAGCATTCCTAAATCTTGAGAATATGAATTGGACGAGACTGACCTAGTACCAGCTGAATAAAACATTTCATACTGGTTTTGATATTGGGATAATACTGATACATCTTGATATTCTTGAAATACCTCATATGCTAATTGCGCTGGGAACTTTCCACCTTGAAAGAACTTCCAAACATCTCTATCATAAGTATCTTTACCACTTATTTTGAATGCTTTAAATGTAGAAGATGACAGTTCAGTATTAGCACTAAATGATTCTAGATACAAATTACTCCCATCACTAACAAGTTTAACATTACCTGTTAACTTAGGATTGGTTCTAGCTATACTATAGGATGCTTTATCAAATAATTTTTCGGCCATTTAATTTTCACTTTTTTTATTTATTCACCAAACGATTAGTGAAAAATTAAATGTTACAGTACATTTCCACTAGAGCCGTTATCCTCAGTAAATAAACCCTTGTTAATTCCACCGCCACGGCCACCACCTACACCACCTTCGTTAACTATTCTGTTAACTCTAGTTGAAGTAACTGTTGGGCTTAGTTTTGTTAATACCTTTTCTAAATCATTTAACCCTTTGGTTACTGTTTTAGTTGGGAATACATTTATGTTTAATTTGTTTGATCGGTATTTTGCAAATATTTCAACATCATATTGGTAAGGCTCTGCGTTATTAGGATAAATATCAAAACCTATTTTCTTGGCATATGTTATGTTAGTTGTAGCTCCAGTTGAATCGCCTCCAATATTACCTATACCACCATCAGCACCTGAACCAGTACCAAAGTAATCCGTCATTCTATATTGAAATACCATAGGTATGTTTATTGAATTTTGTTGACCAAATTGTATTAATTTAGAAGATTGTCCTGAATCTCCACCTGTTTGTAAATTTAAGTGGTCATCAGACGATATAAAGAGATATGATCCACATCCTTGTTGCCCTAGCGTATATTGGTCAAAGTTTTCAAATGCACCTTTGACATTTCTGCTATAACCGACCCCACCGTTTACTAAATTAGGATCTCCTGCTTGTCCTAATGGACCAATAGCAGTAATAGATGGACTAGCCTGTAATTGTTGACCATTAGGCCATATTACTCCATTAAAATCTGTACTGTTACCTAATGTAGTTAAATCAACAGCATTTTCATTTAAGTAGATAGCTTGAGATTTACCTAATCGTGAATCCGACGTTAAATTTATGAATCTAGATTGTCTAAATAGAATATTTGCAGTACCATTTCCACCAGTGGTACAATCAATTCCACCAACTGGTATTGTTGCTGGTAATGTGGTATTACTGGTATCCCCTGTCATATTTTCATATGCCTTCTTATATGTAGCATAACTAGTTATATAAGGGTGTGTTATTTGGATTTCTAGTATATCATCAGGTGTTGGTGAAACAGGATAACTTCCTGCTGTGAATGGCGTACCATCCTCATTAAAACCACCACCCCAAATAAACTGACCAGCAGTTGTACCCATTGTTCCGTTCCCTCTTCCGTAAAAATTCTCGGCAGTATCTAGATTAAATGTAAATAACCCATCACCAGGTCTGCTATAACTATAAAAGTCATTTTCAGATGAAACATCACTAAACCTACTATTTATAAATTGGTTTTTATTCTGTGTTGATTGGAAAGGTGATAATGATGTAGTTTGCCCATACTTAGTCTGAGCTGTTACATCAGGGTTAGATAGTATAATAGGAGTAAGATCATATTTTCTTACCGTGTTATAATCTGCATCATCAGATTTAAATGTTGGTTGATTGTTGCTTTGGTTTGCTTGGCTATTATCTAACCATGAATATGTTGCAGGTAATATTGTAGTACCACCGGTAATAGAACTAATATTACCAACATAATTAGGATTTTCTGATTGCTTAACCATTCGGCCTCTGTTACCAGATATTCTAGAAATTAACCTTAAACCGGTTTGTTCGTTATTAGCTAAGTTAATAAAGAATGTTTTAGATATAATAGCTCCTCTTGGATCATCAAGGTTAGTAACCTCCTGTGCATAGAAACCAGCAAATATTTTTGTTACTGAATTTCTTTTTAGATTTTGTACATTACCTTGATCATCAATTATAGTAACCACTAAATTACCTTGTGCCTGTGCAAGTAACTCTTGGAATAAATCCAATTGGGATTGCATCTGCGATAACTTTGTAAATAAGTCAATAGGCGTTTGGTTTTCCGATAAAAATCCTGATGCAATTACCGGACTAGAATGAGCAAAATAAGTTTCATTAGCAACAAAGGAAGAACTTAAATGTTCCTGTATTCCCATTTCATTTAAATCTTGTTCTAATGCTACTTTTGCTAAATCTTGTTGATTTTGATTTATGATAGCCTCTGTTGCATTATCTGAACTAAGATCTGCTGGGAATTTAAGAATTATAGAATTAGACCAATCGCTCTCTAACGGATTAGATGGCCATCCTGCCTCGGATATAGATTTTACCTGAACCTCTACTTGCTCACCTTTTCTTATTGGAATATCTAATTGATTAATATTAACAGCATCTGCATTATCAGTACTTATATCAACCCACTGGTATACACCAGTTAGAGAACTTTTTGCTCTAGGTCTTAGTGTACTTTCTACAATATTATAATTTGAAAACGCGCCTTGTGTATCACCTGAGCCATCCTTAAATGTAAATTGATCAACTGGGTTTGCTGCGCCGTCGCTGGATAAGTATCTATACCTGGTCTTAAATTTAACTATTGACTGTAGTCCAGTTGCTGGTGTAGATTTTTCTTTTGGCATCGCCCAAAAACCACGAGCTCTATATTTAGGTGTAATACTAGATACTGAATTATCTTTTTGTTTAGCATCAATCTCTTTAACAACCGATGCATATAATTCAGCTTGCGAAGATCTCTCAGTAATTAAACCTTGTAATGCATTCTTATCAGCATCTCTTTCTACCTCAGTTTTATAATTGGTGGTTTGAATTTTAGTTCTGCTTTGTGCAATTGCACCATCCAATTCTTTTAATGTAGCTTCTATTGTATTTTTCTGGTTATTAAGATCAGTAAGTTCAACTATCGAAGATGAATCACTCACTTGTGCATTAATTAATTTAACTGAAAAATCACTATCATTTAAAACAGGTGAGTTAGGTTTAACACCTTCTCTAGTTGTTGGTATTTTATCATCAGCAAAAGAAAGTAACATTGATCCAAAATCAATTGCG